CATCTCCATGATAGCCATCGACGGTGTCGGCATTGCTTGAAGGGTTGAGGTTGTAGTCATAATCTACGGTGATTGTATCGCCTGTTATTGGAGCAACAACCATCGTGAATACTCCAGTCGTTGGAGTGGTCTCTGTGTAGTCTACTGATCTTTGTTGACGTACACCGTTTATGTAAACTTGGATGCTGTTGGCGATGTAACCTCGGACCAAAGTGAACACAGCGTTTGTGCTGTTGATCGAACCTGCTGGAATTTCATCTGTAATCTTTGAGTTGGTTCCTACGGAATAGTCAGAAGTTAGCCCTACTCGATAAGAAACTAGGAGCACCGTACCTGTAGCTGGGGCTGTGACCATTGTAAAGCCACCGCTCACTTCGGTATAGTCGTTGCCTGCACCCTTCATCAAAATACCGTTCTTGTAAACCTGCAAGTAGCCCGTCAAATACTGAGAAGCCGTGGTGAAGGCGGTGTTGCTTCCGTTGACCGAACCACCTGGAACTTCGTTGTTTATGTAGGAGCCGTTGCGAATGTCTTCTGCGTATATGGCGTTAGAGATTCTCCACCCGACCGCTATAGACTTCGCCGTAGAGCCTTTCTGGGCCCGAGTGATAGTTAGCGTGTCTGTGCTCCTAGCCGTGACGAGAACCACCTCAGAATTGCTTGAGATGGGTACTTCGTTAGCTGGGTGTGCTGTTGCATAGAATGGTACGGTAGTGAAAAGAGCACCATCCGCTGCGGTTACGACAAGGCTTGTGCCTGCCGTTGGTGTGCTTGGTGCTGTTGCGACTAATGATGTGCCGAAGTTTCCTAGATTTGCCATAACATTCCCCTAGGGTCTGTGATATTATGAATACCATGAAATATGCCGATGCAAAAACTAGACTGCTTGAACGCATTGAGGTTACTGGTAATTGTTGGATCTACACGAGGGCCAAGAATAAGGGCGGGTATGGAAAAATGAGCTACTTTGGAAAGGTTGTTGATGTTCATCGTATCTCGTTTATGGTTCATGTAGGCATTATCCCAGATAAAATGTGCGTTTGCCATAGCTGTGATAATCGAGCCTGCATTAACCCCACTCATCTTTTTCTTGGTAGCCAGGCAGATAACGTTAAAGATATGATCTCCAAAAGACGAGACTCTCGTGGGGAAAAACACTCCAAAGCCATCAAGGCTGGATGGACTCAAGAGCTTAGAGATTTTCGGGGCAAACAAACTAAGACAAGACTTGCAAGATTGAGGGAGGAAGGGCGTCGCAAAGCTGGAGTTCCATCTAGCTGGAAGTTCTGTCCTAAATGTTCTCGATGGCTCTCTCCTGATAGTTTTCATAAGCATTCTTCTCGTCCTGATGGGTTACATGTTTACTGCAAAAGCTGTCGCTCTTGTAAAAACCCTTAATTTATGTTTAAGTAGGGTCGCTGATTTCCACGTCCCAGGCGGGGGTTGAGACTGTGTTGCCAGCCACCAATGCCTGCGAGGTACAGGTTGTTACATAAAGAAGTCTCGTTGCGTCACAAATTGCAACATGGGTCGCTGTGCCTGAGTTGTCTACCAGGAAAGCAGCCTGTGCCAAAATTCGGACCTTTCGTCCATTCGTATCTCCGTCAGAAATAACAAAACTACCATTACCATCGCCAGGGGTAAGGGTTACGTCTGCAAGCTCGTAGGTGGTAATCGCTTGGGTACGAGTAGTCGGCTGTGCATTACACACAGTCATAATGTTACCCGCTGCAACTACAGCCAGTGCTCCATCCATTACGTTATCGTTTGCAAACTTCGCCATTTGAATCCCCTATGCCTATAGTACCGTTTTGAATCTCAAGTTCAGTGTTATCCATTATTGATCGCCATCTTAGTTGCACTAAGTGTGATTGTCATAATGGCTGGATTCTGAGAAATAGTCATGATTGAGGCGTTGTATTTGATGTTTGCCTTTGTCTTTGAAATATCGATTTTACCCATAGCGTTTATCCTTTCTACCTCTAATTATGAGGCATGTCAATATCTTTATCAATCTTTGTTGGGTCGGTTTCTTGCGTGTACATTTTGCTACCGTCAAAGTCTTCCCCATAAGTGATGTTCGAATCATCATCCTGAGCGGTAACTTTGATGTCTTGGTAGGTGTTATCCTTGCGAGGTTTGAGATGTATGTAGTTAAAATATGTCGTGCCTTGTGGGATGTCGGCGTTGGTGTTTACGGTTAAGTAGCTTTCGGCTTGTACCCCATAGGCTGTGGCCAGCTCAAGGGCCGTGAATGTTCGAACAGTCCCGTTGTAAAGCGTGACTGAGCCTGGATAAACTGCGTATAGAATTTCTGGTACTGCCATATTATTTGTCCCCTGCTAAGTATAGCGCAAGCGTCTTGGCTAATTTAAGGTCTGCACCCTTAGTGCCTGCTGCGTAATCAGTTGTGTCGGTCCATGGATTGCCAGCAGAGCCAGCATCAGTCATGGCTTTACCGAATGTACCAGCGGTGGTGTGAGCGCTAGTTAACTCGTCCCATATAGCATTTACTAGTTGCTGTGTCGAAGCAGCGCCAGAGTTGACGTATATATCAGCAGCCATGTTCCCTCGACCCAGTGCTGTAGCGGAGATATTTCCTGTTCCCACCAAGGTAGCTGTTAGTCCTGCAAGAGCCGAGATAGTGGCCGATAGATTCCCCGTGCCAGCAATTGTGGCGGTTGCTTGAATTTGACCAATAATACCAGCAGTTAAACCACCAACCCCCGATAAGGTAGCAAGCATTTGTACGATAAGACCCAGGGAAGCATTGCTAATAGTACCTACACCCGACAGGGTGGCTGTAGCGAAAAGACCAGCCTGCCCTTGGGCAGAACTTATATTGCCCGTACCAACCAGATCATTAAATGTCGAGATCATCCCCGTCTTCGGAGCTAAGATCCAGGAATAGGGAGGACGCTGACCATTGGGCTTAGACGACCTATCCGTAACACTACTCACTCGATGGTCTCCCGAATAGAAACCTCGACTCATACCAGGGGTATTCCAGTTGGATCTACTGTCAGACACACTCAACCCCCCGACTGCTCGGAGAGGGAGTTTGTTAAATACCGAGTAATTGCCGATTAACATGGCTTAATTCCATGCTAGATCTAAGTGTCCCGAAAAGGCCGAGTTTACTGGGGTGGCGGCACCCGAGTAGGTCAGCCAATAAAGAGCTGCGCCATCATAGATACGGGGCAGACTTGGCACCTGGTTAAGTAAATCCCGCTCCGAAGCAACACCAAGAGTGGTGATCGGCAACCTTGCGATTTCTTTGTAGAGAGCTATTGAAAATTCGCCAGAAGTGTAGGTGGCCGAAAGCTGTACGTTATCTATTTTTGCAATACCCGCATCGCCAGCCTGTAGTGGAACCGCTGGACCATACTTGCCAGAACCAGTACCCGAATAGAGGATCAGGCTATTCGAGGCGGCCGTCTTGCCTATAGGGAGCGTAGTTGGCGTAGCTCGACCCGTAGCCTGTACTGAGTTTGTGTAGGCTGGGAAGCTAAGGTTCGGGGTACCAGCACCTAGCGGAGTAGCATTATTGGCAAACATGATGGCCTGAACACCAGCACCATTTGTGTATCGTGGGTAGAGCGTATTGATCGTGTGGGTACCAGTACCAGCATCGGTGATGTTGATAGCTGTACCTGCTACGGCGTTGGCATAGCTTGTGGCAAGCTTTATGGTTGTATCTGTGACTTTTATCACATAATAGTCTGTCGCAAGCGAGAGGCCCGCTGGGAGCGTTGTAGTGGTAGTTAGCTGTACACGAGTATATGGCATTAGGTTTATGTTTGAGTGCGTGCAGACATCAGACGGGGCGTCTGCTGTGAATGTTGAGAACGCACTAAGTGTGTTCGTAAGAGCTTGTGAAGTGATTGTGGTTGTGGTTGTCACACGGTAGAAACCGATAACATCAATAAGTACCATGGTACATGGTGCGACTGTGACGGCTGCGGTTACGGCAGATGCGTTAACAAGGTGTTTGTAAAAAGGAGATACGTTACCGCCGTGGGGTATAGAGCCAGCATTAGCTGTGGTGTCAAGAACTTGCTGAAAAGTTAGGTTTGTGCCAGCATTGAAAATGGCGTCTGCGGCAGGGTTGCCACCACCACGAAAGAGAGTGTGCCATTCGCCAGCAGCGGCAGCCGTAGTTGGGTTGAAGTTTTTATTCCAATCAGAACGAAACGTCTGACCGAGTGTTAGTGCATTAACGATTGAATCTACGCTTGAAAATCCTGCCATTTTTTATCTCCCTTATGTTTCCTTAGTTCCATATTACCTTAATATCACCCATGAATAAAGCATTCGCAATACCAGCATTCGCTGGAAGCACCACAAAATTCAGGTAAGCGTCATCATAAATACGGGGTAAACCAGCACTATCTATCAGGTAATCTTTCTCTACAGCGGCATCGACACCCCTGAGCTGGGTGGTCGCAAGAGGCCTTACAAGGACTAACGTGAAGACACCAACATCCACTCCAAGCATCGTTATTGATTCAATGCTACGAACACCCGTATCGCCATCCTGCAAGCCGATAAATGGGTTGGAAGAGCCGCTAGTAGCCGATGCGCTCGTTACTATTGTACCACTGGTAGTAGCTGCGTTCTGAACGACAGTCTTGCTTATTCTGCCAGTAACTCCGTCTTGATTGGTATAAGTGAAAAAGAAAGATTGTCCACCAGTTCTACCGTTAATAGAAATTGCCATGACCTGGACCCCCGCTCCATCGGTGTATCGTGGAAGGGTACTCGTGTTGGTAAACGACTGTGGATCTGTTGTGCTCTCATCTATAAACGGGTAGAAAAGTAAATAATCCATCAGTATCATCGTCATCGGTAACGGCGTAGCCGTGTTCGACGTTGCCGTAGTTTGTCTCAAGTATTTCCTTTGAGGAGATACGTTACCGCCGTGGAACAAACCACCGTCAGTGGACTGCTTTAGCGGTGTGGCCGTACCGATAGAACCGATGTAGTAGTTTGGAACTGGGTTGCCTGGAGAATAAGACAAATCAAACCAATGACCAGCAGACAGTAAATTGGTCGTTGGCACTTTTCTCCAACCATACTGACGCACTCTACCCTCGAGTTCAGCGTCGGCTAACTGCTTAACACTACCCGTAGCACCAGAAGATGCTGGTATTGAATATGAGCCGTTAATGGTTATATTATCAAAATCCACCGACTGAGAGATAGTTGGGGTATACACATATATTCTAAAAGTCACAGGGCTCGTTATATTCTGGAAAGCGGCACCCGACAGGTTGATCGAGTATGAGCTGAGTGTCGGCCTCACCGTAGTAATGTCACTCGAGGCGATGTCTGATGCGAAGTTATCTATACTCGACCTCACTACATACCCTCTTGGGCTTGCTGCACCGCCTCTGGCTGCATCGAAAGTCAGGGACGATAGATTCAGTGTCCTACCAGTAGAAACACCTAAAGTGAACTGCATATAAACATTAAAAGTCACTGCGTCTGCGGCGGTAGTGGCCGTGTTATTATTCGTTATCACAAGAACAGAGCCAGAGCTATAGGCCAGTTGAGCGTTAAGTGCAATCGAGGCCCCCATAGTGGCCACGATGTCTGTCCCGCCAAAGCCTGCAACGTTCGAAGAAGAGCGTAAAGCCCCTCCTTCAAAATTGTACTTGGCGATTTCAGCCATTATGCTGCCTCTACGGTCTGTTCCATCCCACCACCACCAGAAAGAGTGGAGGACATAACGGCTAAAATACCTGCGTTAGTATGATCGCAAGCTCTTACTGGTGTGCCGTCTTGCTGCATGACAATGCCTAGTTCACACTCTTCACATAAATACATACTTAGTCCTCGGTTATCGTTAGTCCTGAAGCTGCGAATAGCGGCGTAATGTTCAAAGAGACTGCAAGTGAGCTGTTGAGCGCACCCGAATAAAGAAGCTGCCCCGCACCTGATGTGGTGGTCACTATGCCAACGTGAGTAATCGTGTTTCCCGAAGCCCCACACTGTGGGAAGGTGATCTGAGCTGTATTGCTTGAACTCCCACCAGAAGCGGCGCTGAAGCCTGTTGCTGCGGTTACAGTTACACGAGCATAGTTTGTGTAAGTAGCTTCGTTGGTAATGGCTGTGCCAGCTTCACCTGGGTCAGCAGTATAAAGAGCAATGTAACGACTAGCATTGGAGCGCCAAGATGGATCTACGGCCCTTAAAATTGCATCAAGCGTGTCATTCTCACTAGCATTTGCTTTTGACATTATTTTTTCCCTTTCTTCTCTGACAAAGTTATTTCGTTATCTATAATAGTAATAACCTTTTCATTCAGTTCGTCAAGGGTAAGGTCGTACTGCCGACACAATTTCTCTTTTAAGACTGAAACAACAGAAGCAGTTTTATCGACTGGTTGATCTATTACAGCCTCTTCGGTTATATTTTCTTCCTTAACATCAGACATTTTCATATTCTCCTTATGTTATTCTACATCTTCCCTAAGCATAACTCAAACTTTCTCGATCATCCCATACTTGGTTGAACTCAGAACTAGAGGCGGGCCACTCGATTTCAAGCATGGTTGTGGTGTTCATTCGCTTAATTTGCCACACTGCTGCTGACTCTACAGAGCCGACTGGGGCCTTGCCTACATAGATAAGTGCAGGGTTTCCAGCGTCAGGTAACATGCGTACTGCAAACGATGTCTCGCTCGTACCACCGCCTAGAAGAGTTACAGCCTGAGAAAAACTACCGTCACCATTGTCGATGTATTTAACCTTGAGTAGGTTCTTGGGGTTTCCTTCAACGAATACCTGTGGTAGTACTGCAATAATATCTGTCATATTTGAATTATACACTGAAGACAAAAAGAAAAGCCACCCCGAAAGGTGGCTCTCTTTTAAGGACGAGGCTACTTATTCCTAAGTAGTACCATCGCTACCGTATATACCCATCCAGTCGGAATAACCAACTGAGAAGCGTGCTACAGCTTTCCACTTTGCAGCCTCAGTATCGAAATCGAATACTGGACCCTTAACACCATCATCCTTGCGTTTGAAGAAGTTAAGTTCGTGAGCCTTAGAGTCAACAACGAACCAAGCAGTTGTGCTTGTAAGGAACGGCCAAACGATTAAGTTTAGTGCACCCTTCACGACGTTAACATCATTGTTTGCGCTACCAAGAACCTGTGTAGATTCAAGGATTGCACGAGCAGTGAACTCTAGTGCAGGTGGAACAATCAAAGTATCAGGGCTAAACGTGATAATTTGGTTCTTGCTGTCACGACGAGTCTTCATTGCAGTAATGACTGCCTGCAAAGAAGTCTGAGACAAGGCCGTTGTGATCTTGTTACTCTGGGTCACTGTACCGTCACGGTTAACGTGAGCAGTAGAGAACAATGCTAGTGAGTCGCCACCAGTAAAGGTTGCGAGTCCACCACCACCGGCGGTAAAGCCGTAGTTTAGCACGTCAGCAGCAGCTTGCTCAAAGGTTCGCATCTTTCCAGTTGCGAGTGACTTTGGAAGGCGCTGAATCATGTTGAACTTTTCGTCGTCAATCATCTCTTGCGAGACCATGCGACCTTTAGCGAACTTACGGTGAACGTAAGTGACATCCCAACCCGGTGTTGCATCCTCGTAAGGAATAGCACCAAGCTCATTCACCTCTTCCAGTTGGCCGATGCCGCTAAGAGCGGTATCTTTTTCGAAAGCCTTGGTAGAGTTCATGACGTGGAAGATCTTGTCGTACATAGTTTCGAACGAGTTTTCAGTCTCGTGGAAAATAGCACGGAAGGTAGGATCAAGGGCATTCACCCATTTTGGTCGTACTTCAGCCATAGTATTAAATCTCCATTAGTTGTTATTACGGGCTAGATGCTGTCCTGATGTTCGGAGATCTTGAAAATACCATAAGTATTATCAGTTCCACGAATACCCGGGTTGTATGCAATACATAGCAACTGTCCGGTGGTGCTAGTAGTAGAGGTATCGACCAGTTGAGCCCCTGTAGCACCGATTAAGTCAAAGTAAGTACCGACATGAGTAGCAGCAAATGTAGTGACCAAGTTATCGTTCTTTAATAGGTAGCGGTCGTCTTCACTCACGCTAACAAGAACTTTAACGGTACCACCAGCGTTACCAGTTGCAGTATTTCGGAACCCCGGAGTCGTAAGATCATTGGTTTGAACGCCAACAACCTGACCATAGAGTCGAACACCCGCAACAGATGCGCTAGTAACACGACCGGCAGTTAGGTAAACTAAGTCACCAACTGTTACGGTGTCACCGCTTTTAACTGCATATTCACGACTTGCTCCGTTGGTGTCGCCATCAACAGAACCAAGATTTTCGTTGTATGAAGCCATCGTTAGAATCTCCGATTAAATTAAATTTACTAACTTGCGTATTTGTCTACGCTCTCTTTCGAGACGCCCATCAGCTCACCAAATTTGTAAGCTGCATCTGAGACACCCTTGGTTTGAGCCTTGGGTTTCTTCGATGTTTGCGGTCGGGACGGTGCCGCAAGATCCTTAGCTTTAGAGGCAACATCTTGTTTGCTACGCTTGTCTGCTATTCCTAGCAAACGCATAGCGCCCTCCATGGCTTCACCACCGGTCATAAGTCGCTTGTGCTTCTTATACTCCTCTGCGGAAAGCACCTCCATCCAATGCCGAACATCTTCGTTCAACTTTGGATCTGATAATAGCTCGGGGTTGGCATCAATAATCTCTTGCACTTCCTTAGCACTTTTCTGCTGCCACTCAGTCTGAGCGTTAACAGTAAAGGGGTTGTCGGTGGGGGCGGGACCAGCATCCTTCGTGTCATCATCACCAGAAGATGAACCGGTACCAGTCATGGCTTTGTTTAGGCGTTCTGCTAGCTCTGGGTCACTTCCAACTGCCTGCATAAGCGCATTGACTCGCCTCTGAGTATTGCCAAGTTCGGTGTTTAAGCGAATGGCTTCAGAAGAACTGTTCTCATATGCCTTTTCAAGATTGCTAATGTACTCACCATCGTCATCAGACGCAAGGTTTTTGAACTTTCGTTCCGCAGATTCTTTCTTCTTTGAGTCATCATCTTTTTTGTCGTCATCGTCATCGGACTTGTCATCCTCGGAATCGTCTTCATCAGAAGAATCATCATCGTCGTTAGAATCCTCCTCATCAGAGTCTTCGTCTTCATCAGAATCGGCATCGGATTTAATCTTTTCGTCTTCCGCTTGTGCGTTTTCTACTACAGATTGAATCTTAGTTGCGTCATCCTCTTCAGGGTTGACTACTGTTTCATCGGGCTTTGGCATGTGAAATCCTTTCTTCGCATTCGTCTGTTTTTATTCAAACTAGCAGATTTGGTCTGCGGGCGGAGGTTAAGTTTACTACGACTACTCTAAGTGCCTCTTAAAGTAGTTGATAATAACCTTAGTCGTCGGGGTCCTGATTCTTATTGTACTCACGAGCAATGTTCTCAAGCTCGGTAATTTGCTTACCGTTCTCGAATGACATGCCTTTAGCGTACCATAAGCCATTTTCATCGACAGCAGAAAGAGCAGTGCCAGCAATCTTTACTTCACGATTGGGCATTACTTTTTTCTTCCATACCTTGAATCCATCACTATCAACCATTTCGGCAATAGCTTCTTTCTCGGCGTCGGTGAGCCTTAATGTTCCGAGCTTCAACTCTTTAGTGTCACTCATAATCAGATAATACCCCAAGTCATAGTGGTTATGCAACATTTCCAGCAGTTACATCACCACCGTTAGTAGTTCCGGGTTGTGAAATGGTCTCAGGGGCAGGGCCGCCGGGCATCCCCGGAGGCACTACATCGCCACCTGTTGGAGCCTCGCCCATAGCGGCGTCTTCAACTGCACCTTCAGCACCACCCATACCAAGTTTCTTCATCTGGTCAGCCATTGAACCGGTATTCGGGTTAGCTTCATGCTCACCTGCAATGTGGTTTGTGAGTACATCTTGTACTGGTTGTGGTAACGCCTTGAACTCAGCACTATTAGCGAAGTCTAAGTGAACCTCTGTGTGTGCTTCGGTTGCACCCGGAGTTGGTGGGAGCTGCATGATCTTGCCGGTCTGAGCCATTGAAGCAATCAGTCCGTTCTCCATCTCAGCCAATCCACGCATATCACCTTCGGTCATACCGTCAGCAGGCATCCAATCCTTTGGATCTTCGTTGGCAAGGTTAAGTAATCGCTTAACAGTCTTCTCGCCAGAGAAGTATCGAGCAAACATTGGGTTAGAGCTGAGGCCCATAATCATTTCACTGGTGCGGCCGAACTTAACGGCTGCGGATTCACTGATATTACTGCTTGCATTGACGATAATGTCGTAGTTACCTTCCATGTAGCGGGCAAATGTAGGGTCAAGCTTGATTCGGGTAGAGCCATCGTAAGGAGCATGTATCAAACGGGACTCTTCACCCTTAGCTGGGTCGCCCATAATCTTAAATTCACGGCCTTCAACCTTGATGGTGCGGTAAACAGTCTTTTTCTTCCACTCATTGTCTTGCATAACCTCTTCCATGCGACCAGCAGGGTAGAAGAACTGGATGTTGCTCCACTTTTTCTGGCCAATGGACTTCAATGTGGTCCAGTTCTGTAAGGTATTGATGAGGTTGATGCGCTTTTGAGCGGCTTCACTAATAATGGCTGATTCTGTGGCCGTTCCACCGGCAGTCTGAGCTGGGCGGTCGTCCATACCGTGGGCTCGGCGCTCTTCCATAAGGAGTGAGTCGTCAAATCGGAGGCTTGAGCCCGGTACATCCCCGTATTCAAGGGGTGCTACAGCCTGAGTGATAGGCAAACCGTTGGTGTTTACCTTAATTAAACCGTGTGGGCGTGGTACGAGGTCATCTTCATCAAGATCGAAGAGGTCATTAACGAGGAACATCTTGTGGATGCCCATCTTGTTACGGTCGGAGCTCATGTTGCGACCAGTACGGCGCTCTTCTACTAGCGTGTAGATGATTTGAGGTATACCCAAACCGTATACTTGGCCGGGTATTGGGTAGAATGTCCACTTATCAATCGATAATTCCTTGTGCTTTGATGGCAATGGACCATCACGAATGATGACATTGTTAGCAAGTACGTCATATGAGTCGGTCAGGCGGTTCTCGTAGTGTAGAATCTCTACATCTTCACCGGTCATGTCCTCTGCAAGCTTGAAGAACCCAGCATTTTTAGGGACATTAGAGGCAGCAACCACTTTATCAACGTCTTTGAATCCGGGTTTACCTTCGTAGGCATCCTTAAAAGCGTCATAGCTAAGCACTTCACGGAAGATACAGTCCTTGGAATACTTAGGATCATCAACAGTTTCGTCCATAAACGCTGAAAAGTTGTCTACCCAGCGGGTGTAGACATCATCATAATCAATAACTTCTCGTTCTTTGTACTTAATTTCACCATCTTCTACAGATACAGGGTCCTGAATGGTGCGCTTTTCATAGCGATATTCTTCCCTTGTGTACGCATCGCCACGAATACCGGAGGTGTTTCGTGCCTTGTAGGTCTCAATATCAAAGTCGGTCTTGTCCATTGCGTACTGATAAATGTGGTTGACATAATACTGCAATGTCTCGTCCGAGCTTTCTACTGGGTCAAGCGTTGGGCGAGGGCGAAGTGTGACGGTTTCCTGCATGTGGGTTTGCACAGCAGCGAATCCATCAGGTAAAACGATGTCTGCACGCCAGTCATCTGGGTCTCGTTCGGGAGCCCACATACGGTACATCTTGTCGCCAAGGTCCCAGCGCTTTTCCGCCTCTTTGCGAAGCGGGTGATCTTTCATTGCGGTGTAGCGGTCCCAAATTCGTTTGCGACATTCACGGGTATCTTTGCCAGCAGGCTTGTAGTTGTAGACTTTGCCGTCACCTTTGGTGGACAATACAGCGTTAGCATTTTCTTTTTTGCCACGGTAATCATGCTTAAAGGAACCTACGTCAGCATTTTGTGTCTTTGGGTCCATTGAGCTCATGTTAGTATCCTACCATTGGTGATTTCGGTTTGCTAAGCATTTTCAAATATTCTTTCCGCTTATCGCTTTTCTCTTTAGATAATACAACACCACTAGGAGGAGTTGCAATCTCCAATATACCGGCCCAACAATCCGACACATCGTCGTATTTTGAGCGAGGGAAGTTCATAAGTTCTGACTCAAGCACCTCAATCTGTGGACAGTCTCGGAGGTGGTGAGCTCGACCCAATTCATAATAAGGAGCTAAGGCCATTATACGCTCTTCTTTCTGAGCACGCACTCCTCGAATTTCACGGACTCGGAGTAGGGTTGTTTGGCGCTTCTGCTCCTGCTCCAAGAAATACTGAATCGACTTCTGAGTAGCAATCGTTTCTAGCAACCACTGCTTGGGGGCAAACATAGCATTAACCTCAAACATCTTTTTAACAATCTCACCATAGGTCATCTTGGCCCTGTAGATATATCGAGCATAGATCTCACCACGGGAATCCATGCCGCCAATCATAATCACTGCATAGTCAGAGTATTCGCCCTTCCAGCTTGGGTCCACAAGACCGTACCAATTTATCGGCCGGTCAACAGAATCCAAACTAATATGCTTTTCGAACATACTCTTCTTGAAGGTGGCAGTCTCATCATCCACTGGGTTATTTAGATACTGACACGAATAGAGGTAAGCTCCCTGTCTCTTGCGAAAGGTATTGAGCTGCTTCTTATTCAACCGTTTCTCGTAAAACAAATTGCCATCAAACGATTCAGCACTACGGGTAATAAAATTAAATTCTTCCTTCTCCTCATCAATAATCATCTGGTACAGGTCGTTATAGTTCCAGCGAGTACCAACGACCACGGCGGGATGGCCGGGTTCGAGTAGGGAGAACATCAGCTTGTAATGTTCCTTGACCACCTCGATCTGCTCCGAGGTCTTAGTGTTCTGCTCCGAGTGAAGGTCGTCCATAATAATCAGGTCATAGTGCATACCGTTTTTCGACACACCAATACCACTACAATCGATGGTCGGCTCTTTTCTACCTCTAGTCCTAGAGGTCAAAACTATTTTTTCAGTGGACCACACCTCAGTACCTTCAGGGTTGTATTGGGTCTTCTTCTCGTCGGGGTACTTGCCATAAATCGTGAAATATACATCCCTCAGCCCTTGGGTATCTTGATAGTGCCCCTTGATCTCAGCCAAGAACCCCTTGCTCTTTTCAAACACTTCTGAATCAATCAGTATGCGGTCTTCACCAAAATTCAAGTTCCACTGCATCGCAAAACCAATCGTAATAATCGAACTCTTGAGCGTACCTCGTGGGAGAAGCGCCAGTAGGTTGGTTAAGGTAATATCGAGCTTATCTGAAACCGAAGCGCCTTCTGCGACCCGTGGCTCGAACTGCTCTTCCCATTCCCAGAATGCCGTCTTCGCTTCTTCACTCGGCATCTGCTCTTCCATAGGAACGCCGCTAATTTCCTCAATCCCATAATCACTTGGGAACTCATACTTCAAAGCATCCTCTGGGTTCTGGTAAAACAACAAGGTCCGTAATGACCGGCAGAGGGGACCATGGACTCTAGCATCCATCACTTCACCATAGCCCAGCACATACTTACAAAAATAAAACAAATCCACCTTAGCCCGCTCAGCAATCATCTGAGACGCCACCATCTTTAGTTTTTGTTCCACCGAGGTATAGTCTGTTTTAGCCATAAGAATAGTATACAACTAAAAAGGAAAACCCCACAGAGGGGGTGGGCACCGCTGTGGGGTATAACCAAGGAGTGGACCTGTTTTGGATCCATCTATATTCTATCAAATCATAAGCCTAATAATATACCAGCATTTAGAATGCCAGCTCCAATAGGATGGTATAGAAATTTTTCCTGACCGAAGTAAATCCTTATAGAGAATTTGGTGTAATTATAATGCCAGCATTTATATGCCATCATTTATAGGGGAGCAATAATTGATCTACAATTTTTTTATAAAATTTTTTGTGGCGATTTTCTATTTTTCTCTATGCGTTTTTGTAATTTTTTGTACGGGGGGAGGGGGTGGCATCTATATAGAAGTACCCCACGCCGCTGGAACAATTTGGGTGGCAGGGGGGTCTGAAGAGTGGATGCCTGCCCCTGTGCATCTCTGTACAACTTTTTACCCCTACCCCTGTAAAAAAACTTATCACAACATAATTAAGATGGGGTGCTTGTCAATGGGTGGCCAAAAATATGGGGCTGTAACAGGGGTAGTGTCGTAAAATAACTATTCTGCGACATGGCCAATAATATGGGGTAATAATAAATGATAAGAGACACGGGGCGGGACTGAGCGTCCCCCTAAAAAGCTGGTAACAATAAAAGCATATAAGTATTAAACACCATATAATAGCTATACAATACCGGCCTGCAATATTTAAGTTATACGCAATAGTATTTATATTATGGCCTTGTATGTTTATAGAATAGTTATACACAATTTTTAAGGTGTTATGCTTTTACTTTTGAGTGTGCGAGCTATAAAATGCTTGCATATTTATGCGAGCTATGATAAACTGTTTTCAGTGGCAAGCAAAAGCACCACACCAAACAGTAATAAACTAGGGTAAAACGCAACAACACCATAAAACAAAAAAGAAGGGTAGTAAATGAAGATTTACCACAACAATAAAAGAGTTTATTTTTACAGCTTACGCTATAAAATAAGCAAAATAATATCACCACTATAACAAGTCGTTCAAACGACTGAAGGGGATGACATGCAAGAATTGCAAACAGTAACTATATATGTTGGTTCGAATAACGACACCAAACAGCTTGAAATTGACGAAATAAAAAGAATATGTGCACGCCACGCCGGTTACACGCTATACACCGCCACCGGCGCTTGGCTGGGATCTGAAGAAGATACCGCCGTGCTAGTAATACATGACACGGAGGCCAAAATTCGAATGACCATCTCAGATTTGAAATTTGACTTGAATCAGGATGCAATAGGCTGGCAACTGGCTCCAACGCTACAATTTGCGTAATGGCACGCTGAGGCGCTCCGGCTGGGACGCTTCAGGGTATCACTACCCGCTATAAAAATAACTAGCCACTCAAGTGGCAGGAAGGGGACACAATGTCTCAAATGTATCAACTAGGCACTACGGCAACATCTGTATTCACGGATGATGACGGCCTAACAAAAGTGGTTTACCACGCAACGGTTGTTGTTAAGTTCAACAGCAACAAAATCGTGCTGAATACCGGAGGCTGGTCAACGGCCACCACGAAGGCACGAATGAATCAGGCAAGTAATCAGTTTAGGCTGGGCTACTCAGTAGTTCAAAAAGCTGGGCGCTGGTTTGTTGAATACGCTGGGCAGTCAGTGGAATTTGACGAAACGGCCACGCTTGACAGAATCAGTAAAAACATAAACAGCGACAAGGAGTAAAAACAATGCAAGCTATTCAAAATATAACGCTCGATTTTGCCGGAGTGCTTATAAGCACCACTGATGTAAAACGGGCGGGGCGTCTCGGGCGCCGGTACAGGTTGCGTAATCTGATCCAGGGAACACGGGCACATTTTGAGACTACGACAGATGGAACAATTCTAGTTTACGCTAATAATGAACTATATGAGCTCAAGGAGGCCAACTAATATGTCAAAAATTAACCTGTTCGAATATATCGAAGCTAATACCTTAAGGCTAGAAGCTAGCCACCGGGGTGGCGGGATCGAGATCGACGCCAGTGAATATCTGTTTTTGCCGGGCGCTAAACTTACGGCCTACCAAAATTACTTGGGCGGCGGGATGACTGGGGCCGTGCAATCTGATCGTAATTTTAGCATCACGAGTAATAAGCGCCGGGAAGCCCGGACCGCTAAATTGCAAGAAGCGCTAAAACGCTACTACTACAATGTCACGAATGAAATTGTCGAAGACTACGACGAATGGGCCGCAAGTGCATCGTTCGAAGCGCAACAGTCACGACCAGTGGCGGGGTACTAATATGGAACTATACAACGTCGTAAGATTTTACCAGGATGGGCGCCGGGCAAGAGTCCAGCGCCGGGGCCTAACACTTAAGCAGGCCCAGGAATGGTGCAACGACCCGGAGACTTCTAGTCATACGGCCCGCAAGCCCGCCGGGTGTGACGGTAACGAAAATCAGATCAACCGCTGGACCGAAAAACAAAAACACTGGTTTGATGGGTACCAAAAAGCTTAATTTGTTAAGTAGCAATGGCGGGAATAATACCCCGCCTAACTACTACAATTATATCAATTTAACAGAGGTAATGCAATGAAACGATCAACACACTACAGGCTTATAAAAAAAGCCGAAGCCCGGGAACAGGCCATCGACTGGCAACGGACCATAGAAGATCAAAATTACAGTTATTCTGAATTATCAGAATGGCAAGCATATTTTGAAAAACTTGGCCGCAAATATGGACTAATCAAAGAGTTTAAGGAGAATGGAATATTATGAGCACCAAAAAATATATCGAGGTACAGATACCGTCCGCTGGATTTTATGAGTCCTGGCACGACCAAAAAATCGACGATGCAATAGAGGGCCATTTTCAAGACGACAACGGTGATACGCCGGAGGGTGTTGAAGATAAGATCTGGGATGCTGATGTTGACTGGGCCGCAATTCGAAACGAATATGCAAAAGAATTTGCTGAACAGTTTGGCCACCACTTTGAGCTGGACTTGGAATTTGTTGAGCTCACAAGCCCCCGGGAATATAATTTTACGACTGATCGTATTTTTGTAAAGATACCGGCCGTGCAAATAAATAAGATCCGCAAGCAAGTAGAATCATACCCGGAGTGGCCGCAAGTAGTCCGGGATAATTACACAAGTTACGATGGATTTTCGTCCTTCTTTAGTAATGACTCCAGCGATGATGAGTGGACCGGGCCGGTGCTTAAGGAGTGCCAGTACCTAACAATTATCGAAGCGTGGATCCAGCACCAGCACGACGACGATCCAAACAACAAAAAAGAATGGAATGATTTGGAGTATGAGCTAGTCGAAGACATCGAAGTTTATACTTTTAGCAGTTACAATGACGCTATTGATGCAATCGAAAACAATGTAAAGGAGACAAAATAATGGTAGATTTTAACGACCCAAACTTTTTACTAGCTGATGTTGAACCTACGGCTAAGGACCGGGAACAGATGAAACGGATCAAACAAAGTGCCAGGGATATGGTAGCCGTTGCGCTCACTCTGGCCATACTTTGGGGGCTAACTGTACTATTTGCGATGATGCAAGTATCTAAAGGTGCTTAGCTGGAGACATGCAGACGCCATTAATCATGAGCGACCCGCATTGTTTACACTTCATTTTGCGAATGTCTTTTTTAAGAGACTTGGGGAGCTTACTCTTCTTGCGGTACGGGACTTTGATGTCAAGGTCTGTAACCTCAACACGGTAAGCCTTCCCCTTCCACGCAACATCAATGTAGGTATCAGTCTCAGTAAGCACCTTAAAAAATGCGAACAGATGGACACGAAATTCTGTGAGCTTAAGCATTTGGAGTAATCACCAGTTGTTGCATTGCTATTGTATCTCCACGCTGGACGGCTAGCATCATGGCCTCTACCCACTTTGGGTTTGGAGTACCTTCGACTGGTACTGCTCCTACTGGAAGAGCACTAGCACCCTTCGGTTTACCGCTTTGGGCGTGCATGTCTTTTGAGATTTGCGCTAGTTCTCGAACAGATAATTTAAGCAGGCCGGTCTTGAGTCTTCGGTATTCTGATAGCGATTCAATCTCGCCGTTGCGGTACTGGCGGTCTAGTTCTTCGAGCTCGGATTCGTCTGCGCTGGCTCGATCGAGTTTGCGACTGAGCTGCCGGAGGGTTTTGACCCGTACCTGTTCAGCCTCAGATGTTTCTGCTTCGAGTATCATGAGCTCCATCTCTTTAATGGAATCAGCGTGGCGCTTACGCATACTCGACAGACCACCGGCGCTTATCTCTACGCCATGATTGTCTTTAAGGATGCGCTGGATTGTCTCGTACTTCTCGCCACGAGCCATCATCGCAAGGACTTTTAAGCGAAGTGGTGTGTCGAGTTTATAGCCGGAGGTGGTAGGTGTTGTCTCACTCATAGCAACATTATATCACTTGTGCTTACTGCTCGCATAGTGTATAATGTCAATTAACTTCTTGAGTCGGCAAAACTCCTGAAGAATACTACGAAAACATAAAGGCAATTAAAAATACCATCCGGCGAAAGATGGTATTAGTGGTCGGCAAATTGAACACTACTTGATGTTCATTATACCTACCATACGCCTAGAAAGCAAGAGGGTAATGATGGCAAAGACAGATGAACAGAGAACTGATTTCTGCCCAGATGTTTTTATAGTCCCAAGTCAAGTAATGTTGGACCCGAACCTACAAGCTTTGGACACTAAGGTCTACGCTACAATTTACTGGCTAGAACATTTGAAGGATGGCCGGTGCTTTGCAAGTAATGCAACACTCGCTAAGATAGCCGGATCAAGTAGCAATGGTGTGAATAATTCGCTGAATAGATTACGCAAGCACGGGTATATTCACTGTCAGTACGATGATAATAACCATAGAACTGGTATCACCTCTTTAGTTCAGATGAGAAAGGGTACCTCAAATAAGGTAGGGGGGGTACCTGAGATGAGTAACATAGATAATAATACTAAGAAAGTAATCTCTTGTACCGAATCCGAACGAGCACAGGCTACGGAACTGCACACAGGCTACGTCAAACTCTTCAAGCTCGATCAAGACGACTATCGATTAAGCAGCAAAGAACAACAGACTCAGATGCTAGCAAGCGCTTTGGCTAAGTACAAACTTACTGACGACAGGCTCGCTAAAATTCTGCCCCGCCTGCGTGACGCTGGATTTGCGATGTGCAAAAAGGCTATCATAAATGCAAACAAGTCTGACTGGAATCACGGCCAGAACCCAAGTGGGTGGAAGATGGACTTGTACAAATATTTATTCAGAAGCTACGAGCAAGTAGAAGATTGGGCTAACCGAGAATGAACTACAAGAAATACCGAGTGTTCATCAACACACCTACCGGTGGCTATAATGCTGCCGCATCTAACACCGTTAACAATCTGGTAGAGTTAATTAAATACTGGCTTGAAAGGACCAGTGCTGGGGTGTACCTACCACCCGACGTCAAAGGAACTGTTACCTTGCAGATGCTTGACGAGACAACAGGAGCTTATAAAAAGCAAGAGTCTCTAGCATTCGAAGACAAGGGCGACATCATTACTAAAGTAAGAAAGCTGGGGGCACGATAATGGATGAACCATTGCCGGGGCGAATAGAAATGTTTCCAACCGAGGAGGGTACTGAAGATGGCAACGATAACGAATAGGGTGAGGTCTGTGCTTGCACATGCTCCATTCGCTAGAAAATCAGACAAAGAATTGTACTTGATTTATATGCAGAAGTCGGGGATGAACCTGACGCCGGACCAAATACAAATATTCAGAGAAATGCCTAGCCTTGAAACTATCAGGCGGGTGCGTCAAAAAATTCAAGAGGGTGGTGAATACCTGCCGGACGATGAGACCAGACGGGACCGATTGTTCCGTGCTAAGGCCATGAAGAATGCAGCACCACTTGGTAAGCCAGAGCGTATTGAGGAAACGCTTTCCGCATGACCTACAAACTTCGAGACTACCAACAAGAAGCCTCTGACATTGCAGTGAAACACCTGCGTGAATATCAGAAGCCATTCATAATTCAAGCGGCGACCGGAGCGGGTAAGTCACTCATCATTGCTGATGTGTGCCACAAGCTTGACTCACCGGTCCTTGTACTGCAACCAAGCAAGGAATTGCTCGAACAGAATTATGCTAAATTGTTGAGCTACGGCATCACTGACGTTGCGATTTACTCCGCAAGTCTTAAGAGTAAAGAGATAGCAAAGTACACCTACGCAACCATCGGTTCGATCTACAAGAAGCCTGAGTTGTTTGCTCACTTCAAGTATGTGATTATCGATGAGTGCCACCAAGTCAATCCAAAGAACTTGGGCGGTATGTACACAAGCTTTTTGAATGCCATTGGTTGCACGAATGTATGTGGCCTGACCGCTACACCATATCGCCTGCAACAAAAGTATTTCAAAGAGAATGGGCAGATGTTCTACACCTCACACCTCAAGATGATTAACCGAATCCACCCCTTCTTCTTCAAGAAGATAGCCTATAAGATTGAGACACAGGAGCTCATCGATCGTGGGTTTTTGGCACCAATTAAGTATCGTGCTGATGAGGTTAACTGGGATTTACTTGAGGCCAATAGCACCGGCGCTGACTTCACTGAAGAAAGCATCGAAAAGTTTTGGAGCGACGCACGTTTGAAGAAGCTGGCCTTAACAATCAAAATGATTGACGAGAAGTGCCAACGAAACCTAGTGTTCTGTAGCTCCATACGGCAGGCTCAGAAGGCGGTAGACATGCTTAGTGACATGGGGATAGGTTCTGCACTAATAACCGCTCAGACGGCTCCTAAAGACCGAGAAGACATAGTGGAGCAGTTCAGGCAGGGCGAGCTGAAGCACTTAATCAACGTGGGTGTGTTCACTACAGGCTTCGACGTACCCGAGCTGGACTGTGTGATATTGGCACGACCAACCATGAGCCTAGCGTTGTACTATCAAATGGTGGGACGTGGTGTGCGTATCGATCCGAACAATCCCGATAAGATATTACGAGTCTATGATTTTGCTGGCTGTGTTCGTAAGCTGGGCCGTGTTGAAACAATACGAGTAGCTAAAGAGGATGACGGCTGGAAGGACTGCGTGATTTCTGAGGCGGGTCGGATGGATGAGGTAGCACTGTTCAAGTTCCTAGTAAAAAAGAATATGTTTAAGAAAGGCGAATCATGAA